GATGGAGAAAATCTAGCAACAGATAGACAGGCGACAGATGGCTCTCATAAATGGGAGACAGACAAGGCATGGTATATAACGAGAGGTGATTCTATTTATATAGTATCAGGTGTTGGGTTGTTGAAGAATATAATTGAACTAAGAGAATGGTTTAAGAGGGGGGAAAACTTAGATGAGTTTCCATTGCTGGGAACAAACCGTGGACAGCTTGTCACACAGCAACTTCTTGTGGTGAGTAAGGACAAAGGACTTTTCGTTTATGAGGACTCACCTCACCCTGTGTGTCGTGGGTTTGAGCCATGTGCATTCGGAGAGGGAAAAGAATATGCCTATGGGGCATTAGCTATGGAGGCAACATCAGTAGAGGCAATTAACATTGCGAACTCTTATTCTTTACATTGTGGTAAAGGGGTGGCATTATATAGCTTACACAATCGTAAGGTAGAGTATACATCATGAAGAAAAAAGATAATATAGATAACCCAATTCATTATACACAAGGCAAGATACAAGTTTGGGATTTTATTGTTGATAAGAAATTAGATTTTTTAGAGGGTAATATTATTAAGTATGTTGTGAGGTGGCGTTTCAAAGGGGGTATTGAAGACTTAAAGAAAGCACAAAAGTATCTTAATAAATTAATAAAGGAAGAAAGTAAAAATGAGAAAATATACAACAAAAATAATAGAAAAGAATAAAACAAATAAAAAACCAAAAAAGGTAAAAAATAAAATGCAAGGCAACAAGTGTACCAAGCATGGAGATTGGAGAAAGAATTGGGGGTAGTATGGATATAGTAACAATAGATTTTGAAACCTATTATGATAGGGAGTATTCCTTATCTAAAATGACAACTGAGGCATACCTTAGAGACAAAAGGTTTGAGGTTATTGGTGTAGCCATTAAAATTAATGATGGTAAGACATGTTGGTATGAAAATATGGATGAGGCATTCAATAACATGCCAACGAATTACTGTGTGTTAGCACATAATACAATTTTTGATGGGTCTATACTTTGGTGGAAGTATTGCAAAGAGCCTAAGTTTTGGCTTGATACTATGTCTATGGCTAGACCCAAGCATAGTATGACAACAGGTTGTTCATTAAGTGCTTTAGCAAAACACTACAAACTTGGGGCAAAGGGTACCGAAGTACTTAATGCTCTGGGCAAACACAAAGCAGACTTTACACCACAAGAACTCAAGGCTTATGCTAAGTATTGTATTAATGATGTCGAACTTACCTATAAACTATGGAGGAAACTGTCAAGAGGTTTTCCCTCGTCAGAACTTATGGTCATTGACCAAACCCTACGCATGTATATTAACCCCACTATTGAACTAGATAAAGAACTTTTGGTGAATCACCTCAGCTCAATCAAGCTTAACAAACAGCAACTACTTGACACGCTATCTACTAAAGGGTTGTCGAACGAACAAGTAAAGAAGGCTCTCATGTCTAATATAATGTTTGCTAAACTACTTACACATGTAGGAGTGACACCCCCAACAAAGATATCAGCTACAACAGGTAAAGAAACTTATGCCTTTGCTAAGACAGATAAAGAATTTATAAACTTACAACAACACCCTAACCCTATAGTACAACAACTTGTATCAGCAAGGTTAGGTGTAAAGTCTACTATAGAGGAGACACGAACTGAAAACTTAATAGCAGTAGCAGATAGAGGTAAACTACCTATAATGTTAAAGTATTATGGAGCACACACAGGTAGGTTTTCAGGTGGTGATAAATTAAACTTACAGAACTTACCTCGTAATGGTGCTATAAGAAAATCTTTGATGGTACCTAAAGATAAGGTACTGATAGCATGTGACTCATCACAGATTGAGGCACGAATGGTTGCATATATAAGTGGACAAGAAGATTTAGTACGAGCATTCAGAGAGGGTAGAGATGTATACAGTGAGTTTGCTAGTGAGATTTATGACAGAAAGATTACTAAGGCAGACAAGCTAGAACGATTTGTAGGTAAGACATGCATACTAGGTTTAGGCTATGGTATGGGAGCTGTAAAGTTTAAGGACACGTTGGCTATGGGTCAAGGTGGTATGTCAGTAGACATAGATTTAAATGAGGCTAAAAGAATTGTTACTTTATATAGACAGAAAAACCATTGTATAGTTAATTTTTGGCAAACTTGTAATCATGTATTAGAGCGTTTGATTCAAGACAGTACATATATAATAGGGTCTATAGGAAAGGACATATGCGAGTATGATTCAGAGGGCATTATACTACCGAATGGTTTACGTATAAGGTATCCTGAATTGAGAAGAACATCAGAAGGATTTGAGTACATATCTAATGCTAGAACTTACAGGAAGTTAAACACTACTGGAAGTTTAGAGGATAAGGATTGGACTAGGATTTATGGTGGTAAAGTGACAGAGAATGTTGTTCAAGCACTGGCTAGGATAGTAGTATCAGAACAAATGGTTGAGATAGGTAAGCATTACCAAGTCTTATTCCAAGTACATGATGAGATAATCGTTTGTGGGATGCTAAAAAACAAGTCGGACATACGACAACACGTTGAGACAATCATGTCTACTTCCCCCGCCTGGGCTCAGGAGTTACCTGTAGCCTGTGAGAGTGGAGTAGGCTTTAACTATGGAGAGGCAAAATGACAGACATAATAGGAACAGACGAAAAAGAAATAAAATCAGAGGCAGAGCAAAAGCGAGATTCAGTTATTGCTCTTGTAAAACAGATTGGTTTAGAGGCAGAATCAAAAGATAAAAAAACAGAGGGAGCACTTATATTATTAAAAGTAGATGGTAAGTACATGAAATATTCTACAGGTATAGATAATGCTTTAGATGAAGTAGCTCAGTTAGAACTACTTAAACATGACATATTAAAAAGGATATTAGGTGGGTAATAAACTAACACACAGCTATTCTTCTATAAAGATGTACGAGAATTGTCCTAAGAGGTATGAGTATCAAAGGATTACCAAAGAGGTTGTTGACACAGGGAGTGAGGCAACTAAATATGGCGAACGAGTACATGCTGATTTGGAAAACAGACTACTACATGGGACGGCCCTGCCTCAAGAGTCAAGCAAACACGAACAAGTTTGCACAACTTTACAAGAACTTACCCAACATGCAACACTTCTTGCAGAGCAACAGCTATGCCTTAATGAAAACCTTACACCAACAGGTTGGTGGGACAAAGACGCATGGTTGCGTTCCATCCTAGATGTCTTAATCATTAGGGGGGATACAGCTATAGTAATAGATTGGAAAACAGGTAAGAGAAGACCTGACTTTATGCAACTACAACTGTTCGCATTACAAGTATTCAAGCACTATTCTAATATTAAGAAAGTTAAATCTACTTTCGTATGGCTAAAAGAGGGGAAGACCGATACAGAAGTTTACACTTCAAACAATACAAATCTAATGTGGGCAGACTTGTTGGCTCGTATAGAAAGAATCAATCAATCTTATAAGACAGGTAACTTCCCTGCAAGACCTAGCGGACTATGTCCATGGTGTCCTGCTAAAAATATATGTGAATACGCAAAGATATAATACTTGACAGTACTGTATGCTTAAGTATAATCATAGTATGGCAACAACACCTGAAGGAAAAATTAAAGTAAAACTTGACAAGATGTTAAAGTCTTATGGTAAAGAGGTATGGTACTACAACCCACAAGCTGGGGCATTTGGTAGGGCTGGTATACCTGACAAGATACTCTGTGTAAATGGATATTTCATAGGAGTAGAGTGTAAGGCAGACAGGAGCAAGAAACCCACTGCCTTACAACTTCAATGCATGGAACAGATAGAACTTGCTGGGGGGGTTTGTTTTGTGGTGTATGATAACGAAACAATTAATAAAGTTAAACTATATATAGAAAGAATTAAATGATAGTAATAGAAAAAGCAAAAGCAATAGCATTAAATTTAAACAACCCGAATAGAGTTTTAGAAACTATTCCTGACGCTCGTGAATTAATGTTTAACAACCAACAACTCGTTGTCACGCCACATACAATACCCGCTTCCCGTAGCTTACGACAATTAGGATTTAAAGTACCCTCACCGATACTTCATTATTACGATTGGTGTGGGGGGTTTACACCTTACGAACATCAGAAGATGACATCAGCTTTTCTTACTATGCACAACAAGGCATTGGTACTTAATGAGATAGGTACAGGCAAAACACAATCAGCACTGTGGGCATGTGACTATCTCATGTCAATAGGTTGTATCAAAAAGGTTTTAATTATATCTCCATTATCTACTCTTGAAAGAGTATGGGGGGATAGTATATTTATGGGGTTTCCACACAGACAGGCTGTGACATTACATGGTGCAAGTAGCAGAAGGTTAAAGTTATTAAAAACTAATGCTGACTTTTTTATTATAAACCATGACGGATTCTCTATTATATCTGAAGAAATTAAAGGTATGTTTGACTTAATCATAATTGATGAGGCCGCAGTCTTACGCAACCCATCTACCAACAGGTTTAGGATAGTTAGAAAATATCTAAGTAAATATCCTAATACTAAGTTATGGATGATGACAGGTACACCTACACCTAATGACCCAACAGACGCATGGGCACTAGCTAAGTTAGTAGAAAGTCCCTATGTTAGTAAAACTTATACAGCATTTAGAGAGGCAGTTATGTTAAAGATTGGGCAGTGGAAGTGGGCACCAAGACCTGAATCTATAGAGATTGTTAAGCATGTACTGTATCCTGCTGTGCGATATAGTAGAGATGAGTGTCTTGACCTACCTGATACTGTATTTCAGACTAGAAAAGTAGCTCTTACTAAAGAACAAAAAGACCATCACGATAAAATGTTAAAGCATTATGTAACAGAACTAGCACAAGAAGGCACGATAACAGCTGTCAATGAGGCAGTTAAACTACAAAAACTTGTACAGATTAGCTGTGGTGTTGTATACGGAGATGATAGTCAGCACATAGAATTAGATTGTTCACCTAGAGTTAACTTAGTTAAAGAAGTTATAGAAGAAGTAGGTGGTAAAGTAATAGTATTTGTTCCATTAACTGGAACATTAAAGATGTTAGAGAGGATACTCTCAAAGCAATGGAGTGTTGGTGTAGTTAATGGTGAGGTTTCAGCTAGTAAAAGAAATACTATATTCCATAACTTCCAACACACAAAAGACCCACATGTCTTAGTAGCACACCCTGCAACTATGGCTCATGGTCTGACACTAACTTCTGCGAGTACTATCATATGGTATGGCCCTGTGACAAGCAACGAGCAATACGTTCAGGCGAATGGAAGGATAGAAAGGATAGGCAAAAAGCATGTGTCAAACATAGTACATATAGAGGCAACTGACCTTGAACATAAAATGTTTGAACGGCTAAAGAATAAACAGAAACTACAGGGTCTATTATTAGACCTTATTAAGGAGGGAACAAACGAATGACTATAAAGATAGTTACTGTGGATAAAGTTATAGCTAAATACATAGACTTTAGAAATAAAAAAGAGGCTCTTGAATCAGAAACTAAAGCAAGAGTTAGTGACATGAAAGAACAAATGGCTAAGTTAGAGGCATGGCTAAAAGAAAAAGCAGACAAAGATGGCGTTGATTCTTTTAAGACATCTAATGGTACGGCATTCCTAACGACTACTGACTTTGCAAGAGTAGAAGATTGGGACGCAACATTAGAGTTTATAAAAGGCAATGACGCATATGATTTGCTTGAGAAACGAGTTAGTAAAACAGCAGTACGTGGGTACATTGAGGCTAATAAGTCTGTACCATCAGGTGTCAACTACGGCACACGTATTGATATCAACATTAGAAAACCATCTATAAAGGCGGAAGACTAAATGATTAGCTCAAGACTATCAATCAGAGATTCTAGGTTTCACATTGTGTCTCAGGATAAAATAGAGACACTTGATGAAACAAGTTTAGATGTGATAATCGTAGGGGCTAACCCTGCGTTAGCTAAACAATATTATGAGGGAGAGTTTTCTCCTGATAGAGAATCGTACACACCTGATTGCTATTCGCTAAATGGTGTAACACCTAATGTAAACAGTGCCTCACTTCAATCTGATGTGTGTGCACTATGCCCTCAAAATTCGTGGGGCTCTAAAGTTACACCACAAGGACACAAAGTTAAAGCATGCTCTGATATTAAAAGACTTGCTATTATCTTTGCAGATAAACCTTATGAAGAAATTTATCTACTGCAAGTAACTCCTTCATCATTGAAGAGTTTGAATGCATATCAAAAGACATTATCTATGAGAGGTATTGCACCTGAGATTAGTAAGACAACATTGTGTTTTGATACAGGAGTAAGTTTTCCTAAACTTGATTTTAAGTTTGGTGGACTTGTTCCTAAAGATGTTCAAACTCATGTCGATTCGGTTATCGGAACCGAAATTGTACAGATGGTGACAGGTGAACTTGCTGTGACAAATAAACCAAAGACTACTCCCGCAGAAGAATACGGATTTACTGAGGAAGTAGGATTTACAATTAACAATGAGTCGGAGGAATAACTATGACTACAAAAATATTAACACCAAAAGGTATAGCACATTATCCATACATCAGTAAGCCTGATGAAGGAAGGGAATACTCTGATGGTAAGTACAAGGTTAATTTATCTATACCTTCTGAAGAAGCTCAGCCTATAATCGAGCAAATTAATGCTGTGTTATTAGCTGGTATCAAAGCTGAGAAAGATAAAAGCCCTAACAAAAAATTTAAACAAGCTCCATTACCTTATAGTAATGAAGTAGATGAGGACGGAAGTGAGACAGGTAATGTTATTATTAAGTTTAAATCTAAATACAAACCATCTGTAGTAGACGCAAAGAATAACTTAATGGTTGACCACAATATATATGGTGGGTCAGTAATTAAAGTCGGTGGCGTACCAGCGTTTTATAACTCAGCTATTGGTTGTGGTGTAACTATAAGACTTGGAGCTGTTCAACTTATTGAATATGTTGAAGGCAGTGCAGGTGGGAACTTTGGATTCGGTGAAGAAGAAGGCTTTACTTTCTCTTCCGATGAGTCGACAAACACACAGGAACAAGTTGACATAAGTGTTAACGTTCCCGCTGGCGATGCAGAAGTTGCACCAGCACCTGTTAAAGCTAAACCTAAAGCTAAACCTAAAGCTAAACCAGCACCAGTTGAAGAGCCTGCACCAGTTGCAGTAGCTACAGAAGGGAGTAGTTTAGCAGATGAGATAGCTAACTTAATAGGGGAGACTGATGACTAACAGAGCTCCGCTAGACTTTAAAAAAGTTGAAGCTCTAAGAAAGCATATGCTACTTACAACAAGTAACATGGCTGAGTTGTTAAGTGTATCTCGCATGACGTATTACGGATGGGTCAAAGGAAAACCTGTCCGTAAGAAAAATCATGACAGAGTAATAAGTACCTTAAGAATCTTACTAAAAGCTATGGAGAATGGATGGCCTCAGCCTAACATTATTGCCTTAGAACAGAAGGATAGATTCAAAGAGCTTCTTGAGCTTTTAAATAAAAAGGAATAGTATAAATAATATAGGTGGCTAGTTAAACGAACCATAAGTCTAGGCTTAGTCTAGTCACCTACTAATAAGAAAGGTAATCAAATGAATATGTTGGAATTTTTCCAGCAAGTTTTACCGACAGAAGGATTTTACGTCACTACAGTTATTAATACTGATGGCAGGAAACAGGGATTTTTTAAAACGGTAGACGAGCTGGCTACAGTATGTAAAAGATTGGATGAAACCAATAACAATACTTACTTTGCTATATCTGCATTTAAGCAGAAGGGTAACAGGAAACAAGATAACGTAAGAGCTACTAAAGTTATAGCTATAGATGTAGATTGTGGGCTAACTAAACCCTACCCATCTTGGAAAGAAGGGCTATCAGCATTAGGTAAATTTGTAGATGAGATAGGCTTACCTAAGCCTATGATAGTACACTCAGGTAATGGGCTGCATGTGTACTGGATACTAGAGAAAGAACTACCCCCTGAAGATTGGAGACCTCTAGCTGAAGCTATGAAGCAAGCAGCTATAGATAAAGAATTTAAGATAGACGCTGGACTTACAGCAAATAGTGCATTGGTATTAAGACCTATAGGCACACACAATCCGAAGAATGGAAACGAAGTTAAACTGTTAGTATCATCTAAACCTATTGACAACATGGTGATACAAGAATGCTTGTCATATTACTATCGTCGGGATGTACATGCAGATAATAGCTCATCACAAGAGAACTCGTTGTTAGCTAATTTAGCTAGTAATCAAGAGTACCAGCCTGCTACTGGCTCTGTTGTTGCTACTAAGTGTAAACAGATAGAGTGGGCTATAGCTAATCAAGACCAAGTAGATGAGCCATTATGGTACGGCATGATAGGAGTAGCCGCATTCTGTATTGACCCTGAGAACACAGCAATACAGTGGTCTAAAGGGCATAGTAGGTATAGTGAGAAAGCAACTATAGATAAACTTGTTCAATGGAGAGAGTCGGCTTCAGGCCCAGCGACTTGCTCGAAGTTTGAAACAGATAGACCTAGTGGCTGTAAGGGGTGTAAATATAAGGGTAAGATAGGCTCACCAGCTAGGTTAGGAGTGCAATACCAAGAAGCTCCTGTAGTTAAAGAAGCTCCTGATACAGTAGCTAACTCAGTACCTATGCCTAAACCATTTAAAAGAACTAAAGAAGGTATAAAGCTAACCTTAGATGACACAGATATAGACGTATGCAAGTTTGACATATATCCTGTAGCGTATGGGCATGATGAATCATTAGGATACGAGACAGTAAGGTATCATTGGAACAGACCTCATATGGGGTGGCAAGAACTTGTATTAAGGCAAGCTCATCTCACTGATGGAAACCGTGAGTTTCCTAGTGCTATAGCAGACCAAGGTATTGTATTGTACAATAAGAAACAAACGGAGTACTTTCAGCTTATGTTAAGAACTTACATGGACGAATTGAGACAGATTCGTACAATGACAAACCTATATTCTACTATGGGTTGGAAAGAACGTAACCAATCATTTGTTTTAGGTAATACCATACTAAGACGTAAAGAAGATGGGTCAGTTACAGAAGAGAAAATTAACTTAGCTTCAGTTATATCAAAGAGTAGTACAGATATGTTTAGTACTAAAGGCTCATTACAACAGTGGGTCAATCTAACTTCTGTATTGGAAAAAGCTAACCTTAAATCTCATATGTTTATATTAGGTGTAGGATTTTCAGCACCCTTATATAACTTTACTGGGCTTAAGGGACTGACAGTATCACTGTATGGGCCAACGGGTGGTGGTAAAACACTATCTCAATACTGGGCTCAATCTATATATGGTAATCCTGATAAGCTACACTTTGCAGCTAAGTACACACAGAACAGCTTGTTCTCACGTCTTGGTACATACGCTAACTTGCCGCTAACCATAGATGAAGTAACCATGATGAACGATAAAGAAGTTGGAGATTTTTGCTACTGGGTATCACAGGGACGTGACAAAGCAAGACTTAATAGAAACTCAGAAGAGCGTGACGCTAAGACATGGGCTACACCTGTTATAGTATCCACCAACAAGTCGCTACAAAGTAAGCTAATTGCCTCTGGTCTAGATACAGACGCACAGATGGCTAGGTTATTAGAGGTAACAGTACCTTCAACGCCTGTGTTTACTAGAGATACTAATGTAGGTAAAAAGATTTATGACGCAATCCATTCTAATTATGGTGAGGCTGGCAAAGTATTTATTAAGAAGTTACTTGAAATGGGAGAAGAAGGAATCCAATCTGCTATAGCAGAGGCTACAGATAACTTCCATAAGAAATACAAAGCTAAGTTTAGTGGGGAAGAAAGATACTGGGAGCAATCTATTATACTTGCTGACCTATCTATGAGCCTAGCTAAAGAATGGGGTCTAATAAACTTTGAGTATGAACAGTCTACTGAATGGGTGCTTGCACAGATAGGAGCTATCCGTAGGACAGTACAAGAGAATCAAGTAGACGCATTTGATTTAGTTGCAGAGTACATGGCTGACTCAGCTGATACATCTGTTACTGTTATGCATACCATAGGTCAGAAATCACAACCTGATTTTTCTAGGATACCAAGAGGTGACATAAGAATAAGACTAGATGTATACCGTAAGTCTGCACTAGAACAGTTTGATAAAGGTACCATGATGGTAGACCGAACTCACTTTAGGAAGTGGTTGTCTGTACGTGGTGCTGACTACAAGACATTCAAACAAGAACTCGTTGATGAGAACGTGGTCGCTACTCCTAGGTCGGAGAAAGCGTCACTAGGTAAAGACACTCCTGTGAAGTTAGCACAGACCTATGTCATTGGATTTAATCTTACTCACCCTAGATTTCAAAGCCTACTAGAAAACGCCGATATGGAGGCAGATGACCTATCATACGGACAATTACAGGTGATTGATAAAAAAGAAGGGGTCTGAGAGGCTCGAGAAGAGCGTTTCTCATAGGCTGGTAAGCCTTACCCTATGGGAAATTAACTACTCTAAGTCATCACTGTCTAAACCGTAAGCTTCCATTAGACGCATTATTTCTATTTTATCTTGTTTTGCTGAGTATCTTAAAAATTCTTCGCTAACAGGTCGAGTAAAT